ATTTGATGTGCTATTTCACAGATCCAAATGGCGGTGAAACTGGTTTGTTTCCCTATGCCATCATGGACAATCGCAATAATCCCATCAAAATTGACAGGATTTCTGCAAGGGATGTATCAGATTCACACCGTAGAGCTTTGGCTGCCTGTGCAGCTTTTACTTTTTCTCTGGGTTATGAGCTTTGGGCTTTCAATGAAGTTGCAAGAGCTGAAGAAACAGAAAAGCCATACAAGGCAAAAGCAGCGCAACCTCATCAAAATGTTTTTATTGCAGCTAAAACAGCTATTGAAAAAACAACATCACTTGAGCAACTTAAGCAACATGAAACAAATTTAGAGGTGCGTTATACTCAAAGAAAAATCAGTCAAGACGAATACATTGTCTTATGTGACTTAGTAAACACTAAAAAAGCTGAATTAACACCATGACCATCACAGAAACTCAATTTCTAACAACAGACCAATTAGCAGAGAGATATGGCCTTAGTCCCAGCACAATCAAGAGCTGGAGGCGTAGAAAACATGGTCCTGAATATTACGAATTACCCTTTGTAGCTTACGGCACTCCTAAAATTAGATACCAACTACACAAAGTCCTCGCATGGGAAGAGGCAAACCAAATCACCCCTATCAAACCTTTTTAATAATGAGTAACACCCCTGCTTTTTTTGCAAAGCTAAGAATCGTTAGCAACAATAGCCAGAATGAAAACGCACCAGACCAAAATGTAATTATTGACTTCACTTGTGAAGAGGGTAGAAAAGCTGCACAATGGATTCTGCAAGCTGTCGATAATGCTGAAATAGATGGTACGACAGTTCGTGTTTATAAAAGTAGAAAAGACTATGATGAAATTGCTGGGTTTTCGCTCTGGGGAGGTCTATGGGGCAACTCTGGCAAAATACAGCCTATGCCTCATAAAGAAGCCTCAGAAAGAACTGTAAACGTACAAGCGAACCAACCTGAGCTGCCAGACGACCTACCTTTTTAAATGTTTAATGAATCCAATAAAATTCCCAATAAATCCATATATCGGTCAAATTTATTATTCACCAAATAATAAAAAAGTTTTCCAATTTTCAGAAATCACAAAGACCGATAAAATTACAGGTATTATTGAGGAACGTGGAGTATGGTTTGACATTACAGATGAAGACCTAACTCTTTAGAGGCATGACACTTTGTGATTAATTCCTTACAAAGGTTATAGCTGCTCTTTTGGAATTATGTGGCCCGATTGCCCTTCAAGCCATTTTCGACATGATTCTAAAAAAAGATATGAGTTCCCATCGAGGAATACTAAGCGGGCATAAGGTTTACTGCCTAAATAGGCTTAGTATCAAGCATAACAGTCAGTAAGTCCTCTACTTCTTATCAAACAAAACATAAATCAAGCGATCTAAAAAGGTCGCTTTTTTTGTTTTTTTTATTGACTCATATTTAAATATCTGTTCTTGTTGATCAATAATTATTTCTAAAGCTAAACTAATAAAATGACCTTGTTTGCAACCAGTAGTAAGTAATTCTATTGCATATTCTTTCAACTCTTTAACATCATCTTGTTTTTTTATTTTTAATATTTGTCTTTCTAATTCAAATTCTTCTTCTAAAGATAATTTACCTTTCAGCATATCCATTATTTCTTTCATTTATTTTTTTTTCGATCTTTCCAAAGATATAAAAATTTGCTAAGTTTAGCAAGTCTCACACAAAATTAACCCTATTTAACAAATAGGGTTTTCTTTTATGGAACCACAAGAAGAAAAAGAAGGTACAGACTGGGCTGAAATTTTTGGGCATGGTGTACGTTTTATGATTTTGGTCTGGTCATTAGCAATGATGACATTAGGTTATATGGATAAGATTCGGAATGATGGAGCGTTTTTAGCAGGACTTACCAGTGGGGTCCTTGGGAGCTATGGCATTTCTGTTAATAAAAAGAAACCAAATAATGCTGCTAAAATAGTAGATAATAAAGATAATAATGTAGGTATTAAATGAAAAAATTTATTCCTTTTTTGTTTTTTGTTACTAGTCCAGTTTTTGCAAATCCTATACCGACTTGGAGTACTGGGAGTAGCAACCGAACTGAAAATACTACTCAGACAATAACCCGCCAAATAGTGACAGAAAAATATGGGTCAGCAATTAATACTTGGGAAGGTTCAAATATTACTGTAACTTCAGCAACTAGTGGAGGTATTGAAGCAACTGACGCTATATTTACACCAACAGACAATACAGCTGATTGGACATTTACCACCACAACAAGAGCAGCTTCACAAATGATTGAAAAAATAACTCAAGATGATTCGATCACAACTACTAGTGTTATCACTTCTCTCAGTGTGTTTAGTCAGTAATTCTGCTAGAGCTGAAGGTGATACTAATGTTCAGGCGCAGCCTAATGCTGTAGGTAACTCATCAATAATTAATCAGAATATGAATATAAATCAAGGAGCAACAAGTAAAAATCAATATGGAAATCTTGTGTGTTCTCAACCTTCAATGAGTTTTACCCCTTTTTATACAGGCAATGATGCTCAAGGTGAAGAGACATACAGCATAAATGAAGGGTGGGGCTTCCAATTGTCATTTATGGTTCCCTTGGGAGTTAATAACCAAACATGTTCTGATTTAGCAAAAGTAAAACTAGACCTAGCCAAAGAAGAATTAAGCAAGCAAGTGCATGATAAGCAGTTAGTGAGAGTTTTGAAGTGTTCACAGCTTCATGCAAGTGGTTATATGATAAATCCTAAATCAAAATTTGCTGGTCTTTGCAGTGATGTAATAAATATAAGGTCTTTTGTAAAAGCTAACCCTCAGATTTTTTCTTTAAAGAAGCAACTTCCTTCTTTAAAACCTTAGTAAATATCTTCTTAAATATTTTCTTCATTTGCCCTACTACAGCTTGCAAAGCTACCCCGCCCGCCACGCTCACAACGCTTGCAGTTCCAGCAGCTATAACACTTGACGCTATTACCTCTGGTGCTGGTATGGGAAACTCGCCCACAAGAGGTATATTAAAAGTAGCTACAGTTTCTAATGAAGTATCTTCTAGGTTTTTCGGGAGGTTTGTTGGTATCTGCTCTTGCTGTATATCTTGCAGTTCCTCGGCTTCTTCCTTTTCTTCTTCAGAATTATTTTCCTGATCTGCCAAACCCGACTGAACTTGTTCCAGACTTGGAAGTAGAAGAGGATCTAAATATGGAACGTCTGCTAGGGGCGGATAAAAAATTGTTGTGGGTGGAATAAGTATGTTATTTGTATCTGGTAAATCTATTTCTGGGTATTCCATGAAGAATATGGTTAGAGGTGCAGTCGCTATGCCTATTTATATGTTAATAGTTACAGCAGTGTGTGTAAGCACACCTCTATTTACTTTAGATTATTTAATTAGGAAATCAAAAAGCAAATTTCAACCCTAATTTTGTGCCGAAAACATTTTCATCTGCGAAAACGCCACTTAGCTCACCATAGATTGAAGTTTTATCTGTTGCATTTACAGAACCGCCAATCTTTGCTGATACGTCTGTGGATTGAGCTTTGCCCTCTGGATTACTTAGTAGCGGACCGCCTTGGAGGTAAAATGAACCGCGTTCTGAAGATTTTTCATAACCTACATGCAAATCTGTCGAAAATCCTTGGAAATCGGCATCTTTTAAAAACGTAGCGTTGTTTTCCACGTTTAAATAAAATCCAGCAAAAACAGGACTAGAGCAAGTCGTTACAGCAGCAGCGACCAAAAGTTTTTTAAGCATTTAATTAAATAAATTAAAGCTGTATGCTACAACATTTATTTTCTTTTTCAATATCTATAGGTCAGTTTTAATTATGACCAAGGAGTACCCATTGCCTCTACAGGTGTTTTAATCACAGCCACCTTAGCATCAATAGCAGCTTCAATTCTTGTCACCTCATCAGTACCAAGAGCAGCCTTAATCCAACCAATCATGGTATCTGCTGTAGGTGTCTTTGCAGAAGTATCAAAGTTAATAAAATCAGAGGGTAAGGATTCTGGCTTTGTAAAGGTGACACTGCCTGTATGTCTTGTACCATCTATCTCAACACCATCTTCCTGTGTCTTTATACGATAGATAATCTCTTTGATAAAACCATCTGCAACATCACGATTACAGGTGTTTACTTCCCATGTTTTTGTAATTGCCATAATAAAAAAGTAATTATGTTTTTATTTTACGCTGTTTCACCAACATCAACACCGTCTATAGATTCAAACTTCTTTAAAAGTTGTTGGTTCGCAAATATTTTTAAGTTGA